AGACCAACCATACCAATTGCCTACACCTACATCATCTAGAACAGGTGTTTTCATATTTATATATTCAAGTAGCAATACAAATGTAGCAACCGTTTCACAGAGTGGGTTAATTACTATTGTTGGTGTTGGTAGTGTAACTATAACGGTAACACAAGCTGTTACAGCTAACTATTTACAAGGTTCAGCGTCTGCCACTTTAACTGTTGAACCGGCTATGGCAATTATAAATAGTGTAGATGTTTATATCGGAAATAATAATCAAAATCTTGCTAATAATATATATATAGATAGAGCTAATACGTCAACTCCGTTAGCAATAATACTTACTCCTAATTTAAATAATTCAAATAATTCAAACATAATTTATTATAATAGTGAAACATATATTGGATTAACTGATGGTAGATATGAACAAACATCCAATAATAGTTATATTGGAACATTTACTAATAACACTTTCAATATTTCTGGAGCGCTGGGAAAAACAACAATAACTGTATACCAACCCGCTTCTACTAATTATAAAGAAAGTAATAAAATATCAGGAATTATTGAGGTATATGACAGTAGAATGAAATAGAAATAATAATATAACAAGTAATAAGACCCTAGTTATGATTTCTTGTCTACAATGATCTCCTTCCCCACATTTTTCACTATTTTTCGCTCGTATTTGTCGAAATTTTCTATAGGTTCGCATATAGATCGCACCATTGTTAAGTATTCTATTTGTTTCTTTTCCGTTTCTATCCAATCTGGATTATCTACTGCCCATTGCTGTAGCGCATTACGTTCCTTGTCAGCAATTTTTACAATTGTATTTTTCATTTTGTCGTGATTATCGTCTTTTTGCCACTTGTCTTCATCTTTAATATACATTATATCACGCTTTATATCAGTACAATGAATTGGACGCTTATAGATGTCTAATTCTTTGAGACCTTTTATCATCACATCGGTTATGCCGCGCGTGATCCCATTATTCTTTGAAAATAACAAATCTTCGAGAGTTATTTTAAGCGAGTCAATAAATTCTGACATATTCAGCGCGTCTTTACATTTCTCGTTTAGAAATAGATTAAGATTGAAATTGTTTGTTATATTGTTATTAGTCGTATTTCCTAGTTTTGGTATTAACGTGTTTATTTGTTCCTGCTGTCCTTTTATGATTTTCATCATCTCATCGTTATCTTTAATGAGCTTCAATAATATTTCATCTTTTGTTACATTATTAGATGTATGAACAATTATATTTTCATCTTCATTTTTATTCGTATCAGTTATCGTGTCGCTATTATCTTGACACGCTTGTGATAATGAACCCATATTTATTTTTGGACAAGTCCGCTTATGCTTTGCCAATCCAGGTCGATACTTATATTCGTTACCACATACGCATTTAAAACTTGTCTGCCCTCCCAATGGAGTTTTTTTGTTACTCTCGGTTACCATTTTATGCTTGATGGTGTTAATGTGTCTTTCGTATTCATTTTTCTTACAGCATTTAAAGTCACACATTTCGCATAAAAATTTCGGAGCTTTTTTGGAGTTTTTTGAGTTATCCATTTTCATACAAATCTCATATATATAGAGTAACAAAAAAACTCCTAAATCCTTTTCCTTAAATATATAAAAAGTTTGAAAAAATTATGGTAACAAAAAAATCGATCTAAAAATGGGATTTAGAGCATTATGGTCTGAGTGACGAATGCATCGTTTTTTTCAAATCTATTTTGAGAAAATGAAAAAAGGACATTTATAAATGTCCTTTTTTAGAAAACCCACCAAAGATTTGAAAAAATGAATCATCATCATCGCTTCCAACCATTCTGCTCCATTTCACCGAATTATATATTTAAAATACTAATACGTTACAAATATTAAAAAAAAAGATCGAAATATACTACCTTATATTAGTAGAACTTATAGGACCTTTAAGATATGGATAATTTAGAGAAGAAGGATGAATCGTCCGACAAACCCGTCGACAAACCTACTGACAACCCCGCCAACAAACCAAATAGCTATAAAAATGATAAGAATCTTAAAATGGTGGAAGACAATATTATTAGACGGACGTGTCATTATTTATATGAAAAATTAAGCCTGAAAGAAGTCCAAGAAAGCACAATGTATCGCCATATTCACGACACCTTTATTTTTCTTATTTGTGTTATAGTTCTTTTCAGTAATAAACTAGCACACTTGGCAATAATATTTATGATTGTGTCAATGGATGCCTTCTCTATTGTCGTTTTACATAGATGTCCACTTACGGCACTAGAACGTAAATATATTAAACGTTCGTCATGTGATGATCGCGATGAATTATTGAATTCGGTTGGTGTATCCTATGATTGTGACCACGAATATGAGAAACAGATTGAATTACTTATTAATGTATGGTTAATGATAGCTGGTAAATGTATGTGTATTATAGTATTAAAGATGCTGAATATTAAGATTTTTAATTTTAATAATATATATTCTGATTGAATATATAAATTAAGTTGTTTAATATATAGATTAAAAGCCATATATTAAGTAAATGAATGTTTATGAATATAGTAAAAAATTATATGAAAAGGGTAGGATTTTTGCTAAATCAGTAGAAACAAAGATGATGGATGATTCCAATAAATTAATAAATATGTTTTTTCAACCTAATATATCAAAAAATATAACAGCGTCAAATAATTGTAAGAAAAACATCATATCTTGGCTTCTAATTGGGGTAACAGTTTCTATAATATCATACCCAAATATACTTTTAGGGATTACCACATTTTTCTTTTTTATGTTTATTGCTTATTTTTACCACGTTGTAACTCACGTTCATAAAAATATATTTTCTATAGTTCATCATTATCATCACGAAAACGATAATTTATTCTCTCATTTCATTCAAGTAGTTCTCGAATTGTCAATACCATATCCATTTGTGATGTTTAGTTATTTATCCGATATCTCTATTTTCAATCCCTGGATAATATTGTATTTTATGTTATTTTATTGTTCGGTCCATAATATCAACTATTCTATATTTAAAGTGAATAGTGTCCACCGGTTACATCATAAAGAAGTAAATGTGAATTTTGGTCCAGATATATGCGACATCTTATTTGGAACAAAACATAGTAGCGAAGACTGTGTCGAAAATACAAAACATTATATACCAAATATATTAATTATAACTGGTATTGTCTTGATATTACAGTATTTATGTAGGACGGCGTGGGTAAAGGATATATTAGTATTGGGTGTAATAAATATATTATCGTTGGGAATTATATTACTGTTTGTTTCATCAATTATTTTATGGCATTTAGAGTGTAAGAAATATAATAATGTTGTAGAAAACCGATTATGTAAGAGAAAGAGCGACATACCTGTAAAAGATGATCGCGAAATGACGCCACGAACGAGTGTATCGTTGCCGACACAACCTCCGGATGAAAATAAAGAATAACGATAAAATTTGTATTATCTCGATTTAATTTTATTAAATCATTTATATAATCTAATTAATATATAATATAGTATAGTAATTAGATTTACAAACATAATATGTCAGGAATAGATACGAATTTAGATAAACGATTAAAAGATACAGAGAGCTGTTATAATTTTGAAAAATTAAACTATAAGGCGGGGCTATTTGATGAAACAGTTGATGCAACATATATTATTCATTTAGAAGGGAATGGCAGATATGAGAATATATTAAAACAGCTCGAAGAATATAAACCGACTCAAACCGTATATATCTTATTAAATAAGGGGTTTAAATGCTCTAAGAAGGGCATAAATTCGCCATCCGCTGATTTGACGGACTGTTATTTACAGATTTTCAAACACGCGAAAAAACAGAATTTAAATAATATTCTAATTCTTGAAGACGACTTTATATTTAACGATAAAGCAAAGGATCCTGTTCATATTAAAAATGTCAACGAGTTTCTGACGAGCAAAGGGAACGATAATTTTATTTATTTGCTCGGAGCTCTTCCGTGGTTTTTAGTTCCATATAACTCTTACAATTATAGAGTATTATGTTCATCAGGGACGCATTGTATAGTATATAGCAAGGCTCATCGTGACAATTACTTATCGAATTATTCGACAAAACAGATTGTAACGGATTGGGATGTTAACTATAATATTAATTTTACACCCAGATTTATATATTACACACCATTATGCTATCAGATATGCGTGAACAGTGAGAATTCGAAGGATTTGAAATTTTCAAACAAGTATGTCGCCTTTGCCTCTGAGATGGTGAAGTATTGTAACTACAATATAGTATATCGGATTTTGGGATTAGATAAAAACCCAGAACCAGGTTACTCGATAGTATACCTTTATGCCAAATTTATATTTTACCTTGTATTATTGATTTTGATATATACACCATTTATAATGTTTTATGTTTATAAAAATTTTAACACTATTAAGGAATATGCATTAAGTGTTATTCGTGAAATTAGATCACGTACTTAATATTAATATGCGAATTAAAATACGATATGTTCATCAATCCATTTTTTGATTCTGTTATTTGTAGGTTCAAGCATTTTGTTTAGTCCATCCATATAACTGGTATACATTTGTTCATTATTCTTTATAAGTATTAGAGTATTATACATAATGTTATACATCTCTTGCGTATATATGTCAGTTATACGTATAAATACATCATCAATATTCCTTACATCTTGCGAATTATCATTTTTATGTATTACAGATGATAATTCATCGGCGGCACTATTGGCACCGGGAGTATCGCCATCGTTGCCGACATTTTGGCGATCGTTGTCATCGTCGTCATCTCGCAGAAGCTGTTGTTGATGTTGTTTCTTTTTGTTGTCTTTTTTTGTGAACGATGCCGGTGCCGGTGGTGGTGGTGCCCCCGATGCCGACGCTCCCGAATTGCGTGAAACGTTAGAAGCGGGAGAAATTACTAAATTGTCTAATTCGAAATGATCCATTCGTTTGGTATTATGACTAGGTGCCAAAGAATCGCCACTCCCACCTTCAAGTATATTTTTATACATTTGGAGAGTATGTAGTATATGTATTTTTTCCGTTTGACTATAGGTTCTTATTAAATTAGCAATACCATTTCTGGCCATCTCTATAAGGAGAGCATATAATTTCTTATTATTTGAATTCGCCTTTTCATTTTTATTTGTAACCCCTTCATTTAGAAAAAAATAGAATTTCTTAAACCGATAAAATATATTGAACAAATAAAACAAATCTTCTTGGGTATCATTGTTATACCACCGTATAACAGGTTGCGAATAATTGGGATGTTGTATCTGTAGTATATTATTATGAATCGTCAACTTTGTTCCTATTGGTGTAAAAGAAAGATAGCCGATTTGTAGTATAGCTTGTAGGGGTTCCAAAATCGTTTCAAATCGTTCCTTCTTCTTTTTATTTTTTACAGCACTATAGAGCATATTTATGGTGGACTGCATTTTTGGTATATGTTATAGTTCTGTGTAAACTATTGCGAAAATTATGTTACTAACTATAAAATACTAGTTATATTTAAATATTTTTATGTAAATATACGTAAATATAAATATACACAAATATATACAATTACAAATATATTTGAAATGGAAAATATCGATACGATACTTAACATCGAAAATAAAAAGTCAAAAAAGGATGTTAATGGAATAATATTAATACTTTCGTGTCAAAAACATAAAGATACGCGATTGAAAGAATTTTCTTTATCTAAGACAAGTTACAATAATTGGGAAGTTATATATGTGATCGGTGATTTATTCTTGGAAAAAGATTATATGTTGGATGGTAATTTTTTATATGTAAAATGCGAGGATTCATATTTACATTTATTAAAAAAATTAGTTCTATCTATTAAATATTTGCGTGAATTATTTACCATAAAAGAAGGAATATTAAGATGCGGGGATGACTTAGTTTTTAATGAGCAAAACTTGATTAAATTTTTACATCAGAAAACTAAGAAATATGACTATTATGGGCAAGCATATAATGGCAAGGACTATAGATGTTCAATTCATACAAAAAATGAAGTAAGAAAACTGAAACAAGATTTTTTTATGATCGACTACTATAAGGCACACAAGGATGATTTTTTAAATCCGCAACATAATTTGAAAAATGTGAATATCTCATTATATTCTATGCGCCCTCATATATATGGTGCTGGAGGTGTAATCTATTATATCTCGAATAAAGCTTGTGAAACATTAATTCGACATATGGAAAGTATACATTATAATATTTTACACTATGATAGATTTACGAAGAGTTACCCGTATACAATAGAAGATTGCGCTGTTTCTTTTATAATGTATATCAATGGTATTGATTTTATACACAATTGGTGCTTTTATGATACACCACATAGAGAGACAATTGCGAGGCATACAAATAAGTTTAAGTAAATACTGCCTATTATTCGTTTTTATTTTCTGAGACAACAACATTTGTATTGTCAATAGGGTCGATTGTTTCGATAACGGATTCAATCTGTTCAACCATATTCACAATATTATTCCCCTCTGCTTCCACGCCCACTTCCACAACTACATCTACTTCAATCGAATCGGGTGTATCATTAGGGGCGACATATACAAGACTATTTGAGGTATTTGAGCTATGAGTCGTGCTATTTGTATAAGTCGAGTGTTTTTTTTTCAAGAATGAATTATTGCTTTTTGATATAGAAATGGGTGTGCCATCTTCATATACATTTGATAAAAATATATTATTTGAAAATGATAATTTAATACTTGGTATATCGTGTTTTTCGCACCAACTAATACATTTCTGTATATTGTTTTTTTTCATCGACTCAATTTTATCGTGGTTATTGCGATTCGTAATAATATTTAATGTAGTAATTATATTTTCTAACTGACGCTGCCCCAATATAGCATTTATTTCCTCTATCTTATTCAAAAAATAATAATCGTGTTCAATATTCAATATTGATGCCACATTTTTCGCATCATTTAATTTTGCGAATTCTTCAACAAAAGCATCTGCCAGTTTTAAAGACGAATCCAGCAAGAAATTTTTACATATTATATACTTTTCCGAGTTTGCCAGTCGGCTTGTATACGGCTTTGTGATGTATACTTCGGCATATATTGACGATAATAGATATAATAAGTCCACTGTTAATTTCGAAAAAATATCAAATATTTTTAAAACAAAGTGCCCTCCCTTTTTCTGCATAGTAACTGCATATATAACCTCGGAAATGATTAATTTGCTTACTAACTGCTCTTGTTTATTGAAATCTATAGACACATCGATGCCACCATCGGCAGTAATAATATCTATTGAATTTAAAAATCTGTCTTTACAATATTTATAATTCTCTAAATTCAGAAGATCACCTGTCCCATCTTCGCCCCTGATTATTTTTACATTTGGATTATTATCTAAGAAATTATTGCTCTTCTTCCATCCTGGACATCCAGGATCATTATTTATAAGTGTCATACCATAATATGTATCATTTGGATTTTTCCTTACATGAGAAGTAGCCTCTATAAACCCACCCGGACCTTCAGCTAGATGAAACGTGCTTATATTTGATAATAAATAGTTGCTTCGTATTTCGTCGAACTTGAATAACTTCCATAATTCTAACATTTTATAAAAGGAACGCGATAATGGTTTTAATTTACTGATCGAGTTTTTATTTCCGGGAATTATAGTGTGAATAAATTCATAGGGATTTGTAAATTTTTTAATACTATCCCAGGCGTCTGAGGATATTTCGATTTGTTTTTTAAATTTCGATAAAAAATCAAATAATGAATGTGATATATATGAATTTTTAGGATATGGGGTTATTGTGGTATATTCATTAGATGATTCAAATGAAAAAGAAATATTTTTATAGATTTTTAAATTTATACCTGATGTTAAAATATAATAGGACATTGATATTTTTGTTATATGTATGTAATAAATAATATTTAGATAGTTTACGTGATATTATTTATTGTTATTTGATCCTAATATTTTGCTCCTAAATGTTTACTATTTACCATCATCGCCCTTTTTAGCTTTACTTTTTCCCTTTAATATGACCGATGATGACGTTTCTTCGGGTAACGATAATTTGGCAAACATGGCATCCTGCGCACTCATTTTTCCTAATTTCGATGCCGATGCCTTTGTTCCTGCTTTTGATCTCTCCAGTATTGATTGTAATGATGGCGATGACATAGAACTTGACTCGGCGGCAACTGGTTGAAGGACAGCTGATTTTTTAACCACCAGTGGAGATGATGACGATGAAGATAAAGACGACTTGCCTAGAGAGCTAGTTCCAGATACAGCCCCCATCGAAAACAAGTTCGCCCCTTTTACCGATTTCTTTTTAGAAGATTCAGCTGGTGGAGCAACTGAACCAAATAATTGTGAAACAACTGTATTTGAAGCCTCGGGAAGACTTTCCGATTCCGATTCTAGTGACCGAAGTTGAGCCGCTCCGCTTGGCCTATACTTAAGCGAAGAAGCATCGCCCTCGCCCATAGATTGGGCAAACTTAAGCGCCGTCATTTGTGCGGCCTTAGTATCCTTACGATTCATTTTTTCTTCAAATACGTGAACACCAGTAACACTTCTATATACGTCTTCAACATCTACACTCGATATTTTTTTGAATACAAAGTATCGATTATAGAACGATATTTGCTTCTCTTTCGCATTCATATATGGTGCTGATCCATATCTATTTCTCAGAGACTGGTCTTGCTGTATATCCGCCTCCATTCTTGCATACAGTTCGCCAAACATTCCGGATCCATTAGGTAATCCCATTTTATTCGCATCCTCCCGCTTGATTAATTGAAAACCATAACTATCCATTAGCTGTATAAAGTATGTGAAGTTTACCAGATATTCCTTTATTGTTTTATTGATAGAGTCTTGATATACATTTATAGCATAACCGACAGAACTGATATCATCATCAAACGTAGTCTGAGAATAATCCTTGGTAACCTCCCAAATTTTCGTCCCATCTATATTCAACGCGATCGAATTTCCTCGCGGTGTCGAACGCAAAGTATTAAACATAGTGAGTCCATCATAACATCCACCTATAAAATATCCATCTACTTTGGTGCACTGGCTTAAATTTTTGATAAAGTTATTTAATTTTTCTATGTTTTCGAAGAAATAGTGTAGAGCGAATTGGCACGAAGATATATTAAATCCGTCGCTCGCTTTCCCATATTGGCGATAAACACCCTTACCTAAAGCACCCTCATCTTTGGGACCTTCGTTGAATAAAGCGTGAACAATCTGCTTTCCTTTTTCCGTGAAAACGGCGTCGCCCGATTTTATATTCGAGCTACTGTCGCCGTTGACGAATAAGGCATAAGGCATAGACCTAAACTTTTTGCGATAATTTAGAAAACGAGCACACGCCCCATCTACGCGATTTTCAATATTGTCTTTCGATAAGTCGATACCAAATACGAAAGATAAGTGTGCATCGATCCATTTAGGGAAGTCGCCGGCTTTGCCTACAGCATAGTCGATAAGTGTATTCCCCTTGGCCGCTGTTTTGGTAATCAATATTTTTTTCACATATAAATTATGGAAATCACGCATTGATCGCGTCAAGTTATCGCCGCTACCGCGGTTATAATATACATCATCGTCGGCTAATTCATCCGGTATATTTTGACCAGTCGATATCATTTCTTCGCTAATCGGATTGTGAATAGAATACCAATTATTATTCGCCACGTGATAAGCATTTCCGTAATTTTTGATTCCTCTCTTATATTCAGCCGTCTTGTCATATCGCACGCGCTCTGCAACCCATCGCCAGTGTTTAGGTCTAGTAGCATCATAACTAAATTCGACAATTGTTTCATCGTCAAATATTTCTTCGTTCTTAGTAAACATTTGAAGAACGCCATTTTCATCTTCACGTAGAGGGATATTACAGATACACGCCTCGGGATCGTATGGGTTAGTGGGATAAAATGGCACAGGTTTATATCCATCTTCGAGGTCGACGTCTCCTGCGCGTGGTATATTATCTTCTATGATGGCTGCACAAGGATTAATATATCCGTGTTTTCGCTCATCATAGCCTACACGCAAAATAATAGTTTTATACTGTTGTAGCTGCTCGCTTTTCAATGTATCTATACCACTTTCGAAAATATTGCCGACAAATTCTTTCAGACTTTTATCTTTTTTGGTCGTGATGAGGAAATCAATTGTGTTTTGATTGAGTGGTTTCCATTTAAATGACATATCCCACGTTACTTTGTGTAGGGGACCGGCTACACCAACTTTATTGCTTCCAACGCCTGTATGGACGGGTGTATAGATAAGCCCGTCAACATTATATTCGAATATACCGGATTTTTGGCCACGCACGATTAGGCTACTACAGGCAAATATGTCCTTTTCGGGTGTAGCTACTTCGAATCTCTTAGAGGTTATTCTGATAGGGACAACTTCACCACTAATAACAGACTGAGCACCCATATATCTCAGTGTCTGTTTTAATAATTCGAGACGGGATTCTTGATTTCCCTTTCTTACACCGCGCAATGATTCGCCAGCTTCTAATTCACCTTTGCGCTCTTGTTCGCGTCTACTTGCGATGGCACGCATTCTGCTACGCTCTTCTGCCTCCTCGGGTTCTTCTTCGATCTCTTCTCTTAGTCGCGCGACGTCTTGTTCCTCTACCGCTAAGTTTATGAAGGCATTATGACGGACATCACTACCATTTAAGAAATAGATGTCAAATGCGGCAAATAAGTTTATGTAGTCGCCTCTTTTATTATGTAAAATATGCTCACCATCCACAAGAGTATTGTATATTTTTTCTTCTCTAGAGACGGCGCCCGTAAATTCAAACTCCATATTGGTATTAATTAAATATATGCGCCCATTAGGGGCTACATATAACATTTTTCGCATTCCGTCTGCTTTGTCGGTTACGCTATAGTGGTTTCTTATATTGGGGGTAGTACAGTCTTCATTGATGGGGGCAATATTTAATATTTGAAGGGTATACGATGAAGGTCCAATAAAGTGATTAGGCGTTAGATTGATGGTTACACCTGATTGAATTATTTCTTCAATATCGGCTTGTCGTGATTTTGAACCGGATGTTTTTGCTGCTGCCAATCTTTTCATTTTTTCTTCAGGATGTAATAAATAGTAATATTGTTGCTTTATTTTAAACAATTCTTCATAGGATACGGGGAAATTCGTGCCCTGTATTCCAGCCAATACGAGTTTAATACCGGTTCTTAAGTAATCGGCTAAAACAATACCGCTTCGAAATCTTGTTCCGGCGCCGACTTTTGAATTATCTACCTCAATTTCTATCTCGTATTTAGGCTCGCATTCGGATACTTTTGCCGACTTGAATGAATACTCGAGAATAGGATGACCGTCTTTGCGGTGTGATTCCTTTACTACAGAGAGATCGACCTGAAACGGATAATCGTCGTGAACAAGAGTGGTGCGGTTAATATGGCGAAATATTTTTTTGTCGTTTTCCCAAGTAGATATTATAGCTTGTGCGACATCAGATGTCTGGGGAATGAGACTTTCCTTTTGATAACTGAGACGAAAATTGAAATCGTCGAAGTCTACTGGGGGTATAATTTCAGAACCTTCTTTTGCTTTTGTTTTTTTGATAAATCTGTAATTGACTGCATCGATTTTGTCTGTTCTACAATAGGTTTGGATACTGCTTAGGCCGTATATTTCTGCGCGGATATAAGACAGCTTTCTTTTACCAGTGGTGATGTCGGTGAATTCGGATTGTATTTTGAGACAATATTCCTGTGATTTGATTATTTTGAATCCAGATGAAATAAGTTTTTTTATGACATTGTCGAAATCGTCTTTAGTTATTTGCTTGATGCCCTTAGTTCCGAACTTGACCTCTAATTCAGAAAGGCCATCTTGTTTATTTAATACGTTGTCTAAATATTTTTGCGTCATTATATTGAACATATCTTTGGTATTCGCGGTTGTATGTTTTGATCGTGATACAGACATATTTGTTATGTGTTATCTTTGGATACCGTTGTATATATAATTCAACATATTATTTTATATTGTAATCAATTTTATAATACAAAATAAAATAAAACAATACAAAATAATACAAAATAATTAAATAATCAATAAAAATAGTGAATTATAATTTTTGTAATATACTAGAATAAAGATCGGCCTTTGTTTTTTTCTTATTTGATTCATTTGTAATCGGTATATCAAGTTTATTACATACATTAACTAACTCTGCTATAGAATATGATGTAATAGCTCGAAGAGGTTTGTCGAGAGTTTCTAATTTCCAGTGGCTTTCTTTTATTTTTTCTATATATTCGCAAATATGTGGCGATGTATCTGTATCATTAGACATTCCCGTGCCAGAACCTAGACACACAGAGTAATTATGTGTCTCGGGGTTATATCGAATAATATTTATAGGTTTTTCGGTATTTACGATCATATCATAGTATGTATTATTGTGAACATAAAAGATATTTATATTGTAGAATAGAGATAAAGCGTTTAATGTTTTAAGTTTAATATTGCCCATTATCCCTGATTCGAAACAATTTTTCGATATTTTGTTGTCTTTTAATATTTGTTTATTATCACCCCTCTTTACCTTTTCAACTGTCTGAATTTTAAACTGTTGTTCGGCTGTAAAATAATTTGTTTCGTATTCATATGATTTATATCCATTACATAATATATAGAAACACCAAAAAAGGGAGTCTGATTGTTTGGGTGTGAAGTAATGATCGGGGGCAGAATTTTCGGCGGGTTGTTGCGACAAATGTAAGATTGTATTTGTTGGTTCACTGGTAGGATCCGGTGTAGAAATAGGAATATTGGTTTTCTTGTTTTTTCTACTAGCGATGGCGCTGCCAGCCCCACCAGCCTCGCCGGTATTACTGGCATTACTGGCATCACAAGATAGTGCCATATGTTTACAATTTTTCAGAAATGTATCTGATAACATTATACTTTTTAGTGCCTTAATTTTCTCTTCCATTTCTGTTATGGCTGAGGCGTATAAGTTGTATTGGTCAGTCATATTTATGAATTGTTTTTTAACGAGAGAATTCAAAGATGAAGCAACAGAATTGTTGCCATTTATATCTTTTGTTTTTTTGAGTGATGCCAAATTTTCACCAAATAGTGGGGGTGTAGTTGTAGTTGTAGACGACATTTTAATTATATATGTATCTGGTATTTGTGGGTTGGTATAAAATAAGATCCGGTGCTTTTATTTTATACCTGTTTATGTCTTTATTATAGTTTTAATAATGTTATTTGCGGTAAAAGGCTATGCTGACCTTATCCTGCCCTCCCATAAAGTATGTTAAGAAAAAAATGAAGATGCTATTTTTTGTTTTTCTTCTTCGAGCACGTTCAGTTGTTCTTCTTGTTTATTTACGTATATGAGATATTTATATACTTTATCGAGGATCGATGAATCAACATATGTTAGATTAATAAATACTCCATTTTTATTTTCATTAATGGGGATATTATTGTCATAAAAAATATTTAATATTTTTGTCTGATGGAATAAACTTATTGACTCTATTTTCTCTTTTAAGTCTTTCAAAGAATTGACAAAGTATGATTTATCCGACAATATTTTCTCTGTTGTAGTTGTAGTTATAGTTGAATTATTCATTTATTATTAACAATGATTGTATGTTATATTATATAATTTTCTTTCTATATATTTTAATTACAAAATTATAAATATTGTTTATATTAATCCGCAATTTCCACGTTTGTTGAGTTTGCCGATGACTGAACCGTATCATCATTTTTTTTAAGTTTTTTCGGCGCCTTGGGTTCCTTTGGCGCCTTGGGTTCCTTTGGTGCCTTGGGTGCTTTGGGTTCCTTTGGTGCCTTGGGTTCCTTTGGTGCCTTGGGTTCCTTTGGAGCCTTGGGTTCCTTTGGAGTCTTGGGTGTTTTTGGTGCTTTGGAGACGGTTGCTGTTATGATGGGTGCTGCGGATGCTACCTGTGACGTTGATGTTGATGTTGTAGTAGTTGTGGTTGTTACTGTCCCTTCAATAATGATAGGTGGTTGTTTCGTTTTTTGCGCAAGATGGGCCGGCAACCTTTCTTTTTTAGGTATAACGATATCGCCAATAATTTGAATATTCTTGTCGTTGATTTCAAATCGTTTTCCAATAATTCTCACTTTGATTGCGTCACCTTCCTTAATTGAGTTATAATAAGTATTAGGATTGTTTATGTTATAGTCGCGAGCAATATATACAACAATCGGTAAATGCTCATCTGCCGAAAGTGCGCGAATTCCAGCTTGTGTAATATTTTTCGCAAAACAACAAATTACTGTTTGCTCGATAGGGTTACAGATTAGGCACTCTATTACTAGATTAAATTGAACATTTTTTCCAATAATTTTGCCGCACTTGAAGTCGATAATTCTAACAGAGTCAGGTTTAATAAATCCTTCAGAAATACAGCGTCCTTCAATACAGCTTACAAGGGTTGTATGAAGAAGCGCCAATATATTACTTCTGCTGGACGCATGCATATTGATTAAAATAAACGGCAATAGAATATCGTGTGTAATTTGTTTAACGGCATAAAGCGGTTCACAACCCTCTGTATCTATCAGCTGTGTGTTTAGCTTTGCTGCGATTTCTTTTGCGCTAGATAATAAATATCTATTTTGTTCGCTGTCGCTCTCATCAGAGTTAATACTGGATGAGTCGCTCCCATCATCCTCGTCTTGCGAGTTGGAATCAGAATCAAACCCATTTTTGTATGCGTTACTGCTCAACTCTTCATCGCCGTTGGGGCCTATATAGGAATATGTATATGAATTAGTGACCGGATCCTTCATAATTCTTATAGAATGCGAAATAGTTATATTTTCTGCTTGAGCTGGTGCTGTGGCTGGTGCAGGTGCGGGTGCAGGGGTCTTGATAGGTGCTGGAAAAGTAGGTCCGGTAGACGCGGCAGTAGTTGATGTTTGTTTTTTAACACGATTAACCTGGCGCTTGGGTGCTGTCGTAGTAGACACAGTGGGTTGTGGCGTATTGGACATTTTGGACGATTGTGTGATAGTAAGGATTAATCTAATATAGTATATTATCTTTATAATAGTTTCAATTTTATTTTATTGTAAAATGCGCCTAATAAAATAAAATAAATAGAATAAATAGAATAAATAGAATAAATAGAATATACTAAAAAATCAATATTACTCATCATAGTATTAAACTTTTATGGTATTAAAATAAATATATTGCTTATGTGGTGTTTCATCACCTATGTCATTGTTAAATAATATTAATAATGAATATAATTTATATTTTATTATTCTTTTGATTTGCCTTATTCTTCGCTGCCTTCGCCTTCTTCTTCAGTTTCTCCTCCTTCATCAGTTTCTGCTGCTGCTGCTGCTCCCTCGGCGCCTGCCTCTTCAGCTTCACCTGCCCCTTCGCCTTCGCCTACCCCTTCGCCTTCGGGTTGTTTTACAGATGGTTCGGAAAGACCGGTTTCTTCTAAAATAGTAGATAATGCCCCTGCTACGGGGCCTATATCCTCTTTCCCTTTTTCTTTTTGCGACATTTCTATTTCTCTTCGCAATGAATTTCTGGGTTCACGTTGACGTTCTAATTCGAGTTCTCCTAAAACGGATACAAACGTATCATTTAATTCGAATCTTTGACCTATTACGCGTATCATAATTTCATCACCTTCTTTTAATTCCGAAAAATATGGAATATTATAATGGTGATCTCTGGCAATAAAAATGTTTACTGGCGAATATTCGCTATCGTCTACGTGAGCAAGTATACCAGCATTTGTTATATTTTTAACAGCACAAGATATACGCATACCTTGCGATGGATTACATACTAAACATTCATAAACTACTGTAAATATTGCTAGATTTCCTGTAACTAGTCCACACGAATAAGTTATTATGTTACAAGACCGCTGTTTGACATAGCCTTCGATTGAACACTTTCCCTCAATATTGCTACGCAGTATATTTTCGAGCGTGCCTTTTATATTTGAGCCCACGCATTTTATAGGGACAGACAACCTTTTTGTTGAAATATTTTTAATATATAAAGATAATTTCCCCGGGCGCACTCTTTGTCTCGATGATGATGATGATGATGATGATGATAATGATGAAGCACTGGCCATCGGTCTTGATTGTCTAGGATTTGAAAAAAGATTAGGACGGATTCCGGAACTACTAATACTGCTTACTCTACCTATTCCTGCCGTTACACTATTGCGCAAATTACCTACACCGGTTTTTACACCCTCTGTTACACTATCACGTAAATTACCTACACCTGTTTTTACACCCTCTGTTACACTATCACGTAAATTACCTATACCAGCTTTTACACTGTCCCCAATGGCTCCTATACCGCCACTTTCTCTAATTTCACTAATACCTTTTTTTATTTTGTCTAATGATAACATATAATATATTATACTATATATTATATGTAAATAAATCATATTTTTGCTTTAAACTATAATTGTAATAAAATCTAATAATGTCGGATAAAGTCGGATAAATTCGAATAACATCGCAAATTATGCTATTTTATTTATTAAAACTTGTAATGGTGTTAAAAACCATATATGTTCTTTATTATGAGTGGCATCAAAGAACCGTAGAAGAATTTCTTGAAAAATACATAATTCAACTTCATTCATATCCCTATTATTTGTAACTGAAAATGGAAGTGGGGAACCATCTCTTTCATCCTCAATTTTTATTCTATTTATAAAGAGCTGTTGTATTATACGCTCATTCAATGTAAAGTCTAAAGTGCTTGCTTCACGGCGCTCTTTAAATTCCTTGGGTGTATAATTCATAACTTTTAAAAATCGAACAATGAGTTCATTTTTACCTTTATCAAGAACTTCATTTAAAGCAACATTTCGTATCCATTCATCGGGTTGCGATTTATATTTTTCCTTTAATTCTTTATATATTTTTACTAATAAATCTTTTTCATATTCCTCTTGTAGATTGTATCTTAAATAGCCTTCTTTCTCAACAGGCGGTAATTCTTCTATATACTCTATTAACTCGCGAGGGTCTAAAATATATGATAGATTATCTACTATATCTTGTTTAAGAGCTTGTTCACATCTTGCTGCAATACTACTTTTCTCATTATTTTTAGTTTTAAAAACAAGCGTAGAATAATCATCACCTCTTTGCTTGTCTTTTTTTATACAAGTGATAAACCCTATTCGTTTACTTAACATTTCTTTCGACAATACGTTTTTACTCGCAATAGATTTTTTAAAATAAGTAAAATCTGTTTGCCCACCCTTTACCCATTTGCCTATATCGTTATTTTTTATGTATATTTGTAATACACCTGTATTATTTATTAATAGAATCCCCTCCATTCTCTTTTCGCCGCTTAATATCTTATCATCATAATATTCTTTCATTAAGCTATCAAATGATAATTCATTATCATATTTACTTGCATCTGACTGTCTTTCTCTCATAAGCATTCTATATGCTGGAGAAATGATATAATTTAAAATAGAGAGAGTGTCTTCCATATTTAACTCTTCTAAAATGTGCGCGACTAATATTTTTTTTAATATCATATACGGGATAAAGAATAGTTTATTTTTAACAACTTTATAACAGTTAAAATACCAGTTAAGATTACCTCGTTTCAGTTGATTATATGTAAGAGCTTCTTTAAAATTTTTTATGGATCGTTTAAGTGCTGGTGGTTCTTTTGTTAACGATTCTACCATTTCTCTTATATATTCTTCTTGATCCAATAATTCATCGCCTCTTTCTTCTGAAACGTTAATTAGTTTTCTTGCTTCTTCATCTATTAACTCTCCTAGCTGTTCTTCCTCTTCTTCTTTCTCTTCTTCTTCTAAGCTTTTAGATAATAATGATACCCGCCCTGCCTCTATCCCAGGTTTCGGTCTAGCTATTGATGTTGGTTGATATTTCTTTTTGATATCTTCGAGAATGTTTGTTTTTTTACTAGGTCTAAATAATATTTTTTTCCTTTTAAAGTCGACGGGGCGCTGTCTATCATATAATGGAATAATCGGATTATTTATCTCTAGTGGTTGAAAAAAGTAGTAGTCTCCAACATTAACAAGTCTTCCATATCTTCCGTATTTATCTTTTATATATTCATTTTTATCTTCTAGTAGTTGAGTAAGCGCAATATTAATCGCTTCGATGGGGTATTTTTTATTATGGTTTATAGTAGAGATAAGATCATTTTGTATATCTTCTAATGATTCGCTAGTTGCGATTCGTTTATAGAAATATCTTTCTTGAAAAATGTCGCGTATTCTCTGAATAATTTTGTCAGTATTCATTGTGAGTATAGTATCTGTAAATAGGTCAGTTTTCATCCCGATACGTTTCTTGGATATTTCTGGTTTACAGCTAAATACACATTCCATATAATCGCATATTGAAGAGCCATTCTTGTCTCCTAGTTTATATTCTATTTCCAATTGTGTTCTAGTGTCTGTGTCATATGATGAAAGAATCTGTCTTACCGGCTGCCCACCAAGTTCTTCATCGAACTTTTCTTCCGTGAAATTTGTTTGTTCTATATTTAATAAACAGTCGATTGCACCTTCTTTTAGGACACGGCTAACTTCGCCAATATATCTCGCCTTCCTCTCTGATAGACGATACATATATATGTCTGCAGCTTCTTGATCGGGAGTATTCGACAATATAGATCCGTGAAGAAATATTTCCACATTGCGTTTTTCGAATTCGAGATCCTTGTGGCTACAGTTGCGAACAGCTCGCCCAATTGTTTGCTCAACTAGGTTAATATTATACCACGGCTCTAATATATGTGTCTGGCGAATATTTTTAAAATCGAGTCCCTCAGTTCCTGACTTTGATATAATAATTACTTTAACAAATCGTCCATCAAAATTCCCCTCATTTGCTGCCGCTTTTACATCGCCTATATTGTCGGGCGATATATTAACGTCTCCTGATATAACTACGTATTTTGCCGGGAAAAATGTTTCTCCGGCTTTCATCTCAGAACGTCGCCGAGATGTGATGGCGTCTATGGTGTGAACACCTGCCTGTGGTCTATCAAATAAAGAATGCGCTTTTGTTCCATATCTTGTTAAACCCATACTTTCTAATGCGAGTGCCAGTGGTATTACGCCACCGTCGATATAAAAACTATAAATAAGAACAATACCCTCTGATTTATATATATTATCGCATATGCTTTTGATTTTTGAACTATAGTTTCCTATCAATTCTCTTGAAAAAATAGGCGGAACATTGGGTTTATATCTGTAGTTCGATTTCGTTTCATCATTATACTCCATAATTCTTTGTATGCCGAATTTACCCAAAAGTGGTCTAACATCGTAAGATAGTTCCGCACTATTGGGGTCAAAATCATCCGATGGATAAACAATATTGAGTGCTTCAAGTGGGCGCTGTAAGAGAGCGATTCCGATCGAGTCATTTTTTTCAATATCGCGCATTTCACCTTTTTTCGACTGTTGTAATTGGCGAACGATATAAGAGTATACGCCGTGCTGGTATTCGGACAATTCGGTCAAGTAAATTTTGTCTTCCATACTATCGAGTTTCCTATTCTCCGGGATATTTCTTCCATTGATTTGTATTGTTGGTATTTGGTATGCATCACCTTTAAATGTTCGCGCTATGTCAAATTCGCCTGGGTATATTCTAAATGGGAATGTATACGGATTTTCGCCTCTAATATATGATATATATCCTGTTGAAAATCGCCGTAAATTGTCTTTACCTAGATCGGCAATTAGGCCGGCTTGTCCGGCTTCTCCACCCTCCCGAGCTTCCCTTGTTTCTACGAATATTCCATCTTCGGGATTGTCGTTAAATACCTCGCGATAATCAATCTCAGCCCTCCCATCATTTAAACGCATAATATTAATAAGCCATATAATTTCGCGATAACTGTTATACATTGGTGTGCCGGATAATAGAAGAAGTCGCATTGATAAGAATGGGCCAAATTTTGCCAATTTGTATAGTTGACTAGCTACGCTACGATTTGCCGAGTTATCATCGGTGTTTCTTATATTGTGGAATTCGTCGATGACGATGAGAGAGTTGCCAAAAGTTATTTTAAGTTTCTGTTTCATTATTTTTGTTCTATGTGCTGGATCGGTGATAGAATCATCAACACTGGCTGTTTTTTCGATAAGGCTACCGAATTGATCATAGCCGAGGAATAAATAAGAGCGGCTTATTATTTTTTTTATTTCACTTATCACTTTTTCTTCGCTCATCCCCTTCATATTCATTGGGTTTATTTCTTTCAAGTATTTATTACCAGTACATGAGCGTATATTCCATATACCGTCTATAAGTTTCAATTTTCGTCGGTCGAATAGTTGTAATCTGAAATTTTGCTGGACATTCGGGCTTGCTACAACAATTATTTTACGCGATGTTGAAAGGCCGATTTGAGAAAGATAGTCACGCATTTCTTCGCATATAGTTATAGCGGAACACGTTTTGCCGGTTCCGAGACCGTGATAAAGCAATAGACTATTGTATGGTGTTTGAAACGAGAGAAAATTACGGACGAAAAGTTGATGGGGTGATAATTCGAATTCGGCATTACACATTTTATTTGCGTGTTCTTTTATTTTTTCGAGGGAATTATAAACAGTTCCATCGTATTGTGTATCGCCAAATTCTTTTTTCGATGCTATTTTTATGTTAAAATTGGGGTCATCAAGTGTTGGGTAAAGAAAATCATATGCTTCGTGACTGCTGTCAACGTCGTGTTCTGGGGATGGGGGAGGTGAAGCGCCCGCATCTGCCGCTGCCGGTTGTTTTCCAGATTCTTGTTTTTTTATGTTAAATTCTTTAATAGATTCCAGTTCTTTGTCGTCTTTTGCTTTTAATGATTTGTTTCTGGTTTTATCTATTTTTTTCTTTTCTCCGAAAACAAATTCTTTGATAGGGGGTGATTCGGGTGGTGGCGGCGGTGGTGGTATTTCGGATGCGGATGCGGATGCGGATGCGGATGGTGGCGGTGATGGTGGTGGTGGAGGAACGCTCGATAATTCCACCGAAGGAGCGGCTGCCGGTGCGACATTAGCTGAAGATGCTGATGTGGATTGAGGTGTAGCTGATAACGTATAAACCGTTTCATTAGCATCACTGGCATCACTAGCAGCGGTAGCAGCGGTAGCAGTGGTAGCAGTGGAAGATTGTTTACTTCTTGGTGTAGGCGTTTTCGATACTGCTGTCGCAAACGATTTACTTGATGTTGCTGATAGAGATGAGACTGATGAAGCCGATATAGGAACTAAAGGCGATGAGGCTATTTTAATACTACTTGGTTTTGATGCTGGTGCTGATGTCGCGGTTGATGTGGATGATTTTACTTTTGGTGTAGGGGCGGGCGTAGTAGCACTAGATACAGGCGTAGCTGCAGGAGTCGGTGTTTTACTTGGTCTAGTAGACTTCGAACTAGAAATATTTGGTATGGCTGGAACACTTGAAGCATTCGAGCTTGATGTATCTATACTACTAAAGGCGGGGGCAGCACTGGCACTGGCACTTGTTTTGGTTGACGGTGGACCAGACACATCTGAAAATGATGATATACTTAAATTTACCGGAGTGGGAGTTTTTTTGACTTCCGGTGAAGGAGATGGGGCAGGCGTTGCGTTATAAAGTTGGATCGGTGATTCTTCTGGTGTTTTTATGCTTTCAAAAGGGGGTGGAGATTCTACCATAGATTCGACATCTCTTGATGTTTTCAATTTTAATGATTTTAAAGATGGTTTAGATGTTGAACCTAAAACAGACATTTAATAATAATAATAATAACGATAATGTTCTTATATAATGTTAATATAATCTATATTCTTGTAAAACTTTATTTATTTTTTCTATAATATTAATTTTTTCTAAATTATAAGGCCGTATGTAATTTAAACATTCATCAAAGCTCATCCATTTTATATTCTTTACTTCCGATTTTTGGTAATCCTGTATATCCAGTGTATTATTTGTCATACAAGCGAGGTAATATTTATGCTTGTAGCTTTTTATATTGGAGCCAATAAATATTTCTTCATAGGGTATAATATTTTCAATAAGTTTAAAATCGTTTGCCGAGTATCCCGTTTCTTCAGTAAATTCGCGAATACCGCAATCAATATCTTTTTCCTGATAATTTCTGCGGCCTTTAGGGAAACCCCATTCAGGTTCTATCCATTTCGTTGTAGAGGATGAAATAAGCGATTCTATATTATATTCAACATCCTTAATTTTTACTCCTTTTTTTAAATATTCGAATTTTTCTTTGGATGTAGTTTCTTCATTTCTGTATTGCCCATTTGAAAAATCACCCCATAGTAATTTCCACATATCTTCGAATTTCATAGTCAGTAGTTTGTTTTTTTCTTCGAGGGTCATTTCATTTATTAATGTTTGTAGATATGGTAGATTATAGAGGGGATACTTTCCTCTAATAAACTCAACAAACCCGAAACTATCATTGCGCTGAATTATGAGATATTCAAAACACGTTTGTGAAGTGTTATATCGAAATGCGATTATTCCTATACTTGTAATAGGATTTTTACAGTCATTTAATAAGTGACCTATTTTGCCGCAGTTATTACAAAATGTGTTATATTGTATTTTTAGGGACTTTGAATTTGAATTCATAATTAAAATATTGATATATGTATTATTCGCCATCTTTTTATATTGTTTCAAATTAGTAATGGTATTAGATTCTAAAATATGGGGCCCGCATTATTGGTTTGTTTTGTTAACAATAGCGATATCTTATCCGATCCATCCTAACGACGTGACAAAGAAGAAGTATTATGAGTTAATACAGAATTTTCCATTATTTATGCCTGATTCAAAAATAGGGAATAATTTCAGCAGTTTATTGGACAAGTATCCAGTTGCGCCGTATTTGGATAGTCGTGATTCTTTTATAAAGTGGGTTCATTTTATACATAATCGTGTAAATGTGTCGTTGAAAAAGGATGAGATATCATTATCGCAAGCATTAAAGGAATATTATACTCATTATAAGCCTAAAGCTTTACAAATATATGAAGAGAGAAGGTATAGAAAAAAATTGATATTTTTTGTTTCAGTTGTCCTTGGTATTGGTGCAGCATATTATTTGTATAAAAGATGAAAATAGATGAAAATAGATGACAATAGATAAAAACAGATGATGATAAATAAAAAATATAAATATATTATTTAAAAAAATGTAAATATAATATAAAACAAATATAACAATAATATAACAATAATATATTTGAACGCGTAATTATGAAAAATAAACCTAATAATAAAACAAAGAATAGGGTAACGCACAGAAATTTAAATAAAAAATATATGTTGAACATTAGCGAAGGCGGAGCAGCATTTATAAAAGGCGGGTATGGATGTATTTTTAGACCTGCAATTGGTTGTGTTGGACAGAGACCAAAATTAAATTACATAAGTAAATTATTGAAAAATGATCACGCGAAGAGAGAATATGATTATATATCAAAAATCAATAGTCGTTTAGATAAATTACCGAAGGAGGTTAAAAAATACTTGTTGTTAGACAATATTGAATTATGCGAGCCTGGAAGATTGGGTCCTGATGATATGAAAAATATAGAAAGCACGTGTGGTGATATATTGACACAAGTCGTTGATAATGTTACAAAAATGCCTATAACATCGGGTAATATAAACAATAATCTTGATAAATTTAAAATTATAAATATGCCAGAATTGGGTATATCATTACACGATTTTTTGGAGAGCACTAAGTTGGATCCAAATAATTTGATAGAACTGAATAATATTATTATCGACTATATGTTACATGTTGTGCCCCATTTAAATAAAAACGGTGTTGTCCACGGCGATATTAAGGCATCTAATATATTATTTAGCAAAGAGAATGCGAAGACGCCTGTTTTAATAGACTGGGGTTTATCTTATGTAGTGAATATGGATAGGAAGAGTATACCGGAAGATTTTTATAAGTTGAAGATTCAGTGGCAACATCCATTTTCGACATTTTTATTTTCTCGTGATATAGGGAGTCAATATATTTCATTTTTAAATAATTTGAAACGGGAGCAAATAAAGATTACAAGAGATTCATTAAGAATATTTGTCATTGCGCTGTTTTCAAATTTTAAGAAAACGAATACGAGGGTATATAATATTTTAAAAAGTATATTTTCAAATACGTATGAAGGGGATTATTTGAAATATATAAAAGAGAATACTCCGTCAACAGGAACCACGATGGCTGAGCAGATGTTTTCAAATTATGTTGTAAATTATGTGCTTGATATTTTGATGGCATATACTACCAATATAGGTAGCGATGTGCACGGTGGTGGTAGTGTATTAGATTTGAATAAATATTTTAATGATGTTTATCTGTATAATGTTGATGTTTGGGGTATAATGTCTATATTTTATCAGTATTTGCTTAGTCCATCTACAAAATTTAATATGCCTAACAATGAATATAAAACATTTACTAGTAAAGTAATGACGATTTTGGTAGAAAACCTATTTACAAATGGGAATAAGGTGGTGGATAGTGGAAAATTAGTAGGTAATATAAGGAACCTTAATTTATATTTAAAGAGTATAGGTGTAAGGGGTCATTTGCCGGATATTAAAGATAGAATAAAGAGTAATGGAATAAATGGGAATATTTTATTTTTCAAGTCGGTGGAAGATAGTATAAGATTAAGAAAAGCGCATATGGGTAATAGGGATGTTATAAGAAGAAGTGTAAAATTTGGAGGCAGATATAAATCGAGAGCGACAAGAGTGACAAGAGCAACAAGAAGAATGAGAAAATCTAGAATCAAAAAATATTAAAAACCGATAAACGGATAAATCGATAAATAAAATTAATATATTTTCATTATATAACTATATATAATGAAGATTGAGTTTGTGATATTTATAATAACAGTAATATTGATAGCAAATACATATTATGATGGAAAACTTGTGAAAATGTTACACATGGTTAAAAATAGTAAATATTTGAAAATGGCAACATTTGGATTTGCTGGGCTTTCTTTGTATTTATTTCTAAAAAAGAATCCTAATAATTCGAAGGATTTTCTGGGGCATGCAAATAATTTAATAAAAACGTTGCCAATGACTCGAGATTCTGCAGGTCTTCTTGAACCTTTTTTTAATTTAACGGGTTCAAAAGCATTTACAGATTCAAATGAAGATGTATATGTGAATTCGGGTGCTATGAATATGGGTGGTGGTGGCGGCCAAGCCTCACAAATTAATCGTATGATGAATTCGGGAAGAGGAACAACGAAACGAAGTGTAAGTGAAACGAAGAAAAAATTTGTTGCGGCGAATCAGAACTGGATATGTGGTGAATGTAAGACACAGTTGCCTGCTTGGTTTGAAGTAGATCACGTTATTGCCTTACATAATGGGGGATCAAATGAAATTAGTAATTTGGTGGCATTATGCCGAAATTGTCACGGGAAGAAGACAGCAATGGATCGTTTAGAAAAATTGTAATAGATGGATGATGGATGTATATGGCGATATGGCGATATGGCGATATGGCGATAAGCAAAATGTTTAATATATATATATATTAAATTATAATAGAATAATATATAAAACTACGATGGCGGGATCATCTGAATTTATATCATCGATAACACGATTTATTATATATATTGTAATGCTTATATCATTAATAATGTTGTTTACATCAGGTGGTTTAGTCGCCGGGTATTCGATTGGTATATTTTTGATTTTATGTATATTAACATTATGTAGTTTTAAAAACATAGCTAATTTAGGTATACTAAGTCATAATGATAATCTTTTAACATTTACTTGGTGTTTTCCCGTGATATTATTATTATTTTTCTCGCGGCAATACTTGTCTGACAAGATTAAAGATATTACGGACCCACTTACTATCATATTAACGGGTTTATTATTATTTAATTTTTCGATTTCATTTATAATCGAATTATTTAGTTTTATATTTATGAAGATTGTAGAGGTAGGCAGCGCATTGTTACCTTTTTTGATTGGAATAGTGTCGATAGCGGCTATTATCGGCGTAGTATTTTTCTGGGATAAGATAAGCACCCTTGTAAAGATATTGTCTATTGTTGGTATTATTATTTTAGGTCTATTATTTTTTAATGGTGAGGATATTATAGCATATATTACTACAAATAAGATATCTTTATCGATAAATCTGCTGATCGTGATTGCTTTCGCAATAGTGAATTATGTATTATATAAATATACTGAAAATGGGTTAATGTCAAATGTATTTTTGATACTGTCATCACTCTTTGTATTGAGGTGGTTGTATTTATATGCTGTTAAGTTTTATGGTATATCGGGTAGCAAGACGTTCACAGGTGAGGTTGGCGAAGGCACAAAGTCCCATAATGAATTTTTGTCTTATTTGACGGATGTAAATTTCTATTGTGATACTATCAAGTCTTTTTTTACAGGGACAATAAAGTATTTTTTTCTAGCCATATTTTTATTTTATGTATGGTTTGTATTTTATATTTATTACAAGAATAGTTTCGAATTTTTGACGACATATAAGACGTTATCCTTGATGGGAATCATCGCGATAGGCGTTCTTATGTTAATATTAGTTATATATAGTTTAGCGGGTGGCGCCCAAGGCGTTAAACAGATGGGACCGTATACCGCTTTAGTTTCCAAGATTGTGTCATACTTTGTGGGTATTATTGTTGTTCTTGGGTTGATAATATATGCTTTAACGAAAGTGCTTAATATGCCCTCGACAACTGTCCAGATTATTAGCATTGTAAACTTTTTATTGCTTATGGGGTTTATTGCGTTGGTTCTTAGTATATTTAATTTCAATCCATCATCCCCTAGTCTGATAATGTCTAGCGATACAGGTTTAGGATTTATATTTAGTTTTATTGTTAAAGTCATTGTATATATTCCTTGTTTGATAATAGACTGTTCAAATGTTCTCCTGGAGCAATTTAATTTAGCTAAGAAGGAGTATACAGTTCTTATTATTTTGTTGATCGAGATCGCGCTGATAGCTAGTAAATTTCTCGTGCCGAAATTATTCAATACAGTGGTTAATCACAATGGGATTGTATTGACGGATAAGGTATATCCTTTAGAGGCAAAACGCAATGTTATGATTCCGCCTACTTTAATGAATATGTCTCAAAATACGAATTATGGTTTCTCGTGTTGGATGTATATTCACCCATCATCACCGAATACAAATGAGGCGTATATTGAAAATACGACATTGATAAATCTGGGTAATGTTCCGAATATACAATTCAATGCACAAAAAAATTCTCTGATATTCTTAGTGGATGTTGTAGATGTAAACGGTGGTAGTAGAACGGTAGTTGTTCCGAAGAGTGATAGTGGTAAAGATATAGTAATAAATTATTCGAAATGGAATCACGTTTTTGTTAATTTTATGGACGGTAATATTGATATATTTGTAAATGGTGAATTAGTAATGTCTTCTCCTGATGTAATACCTTCTAAAAATCCGAACATGTTAGTTATCGGATCCTCTCCTGGAATATATGGAGAGACTTGTAGTTTAGTATATTATAAGAATCCTCTTTTGGCTGAGAATATAAAAATATTGTATGATACAATGAAGAATTTTAATCCACCGGTTAATCAATAGAACCCAGCAAATATAAATCATAGTTGATAAGTAATTATTAAAATTATCTTATAGTAATTGTAATAATTGTATTAATTGTAATTAATTCAATATGTTATTTAGAAAATTTCTAGATGTATATTATAAATGGATTTAAAATTAATAATTGGTGTTGTAATTGTTGTAATTATTTTATATATAATTTGGAGTTATTTCTTCACATCGATACAGGTGATTATGTCTTTCCAGAACGGAATTGAGTCATCACAATCTCAGGTAAGTGGTAAATCTGTAGCAAAGAGTGGTAAAAATAATTATTCATTTTCTCTTTGGACATATGTCTCTAACTGGAATATAAATTATGGTGAGCAGAAGAATATTTTAGCAATATCGTCGGAAAATCCAAATGTTCCTTATGTATTCCATTTGGCCCTTGATGCCACTAGAAATGACTTAAATGTATATGTTGATTATGATAATCCTAATGGTATGAATATGACCGATAGTTCAGGTAATGCTGACCCGTCTGTATCTGTCCAATTTTGTAAGATTTCGAATTTCCCCATACAGTCGTGGGTGAATATAAGTGTAAGTGTATATAATCGCGCAGTTGATATATATATTGATGGAAAGCTCGTAAAGACGTGCCCTCTTCCAAATGTTGCCGCTCCTATTGGTGCCGGAAGCACTATCTACATAGGAGGTGTTGCTTCAGGAAGCGGTAATGTGGCTTCTTCATCTAGATCACTTACCGGCTTTGATGGATATATTGCGAGTGTCGTATATAACCCTGATGTAATTAGTCCACAGGATGCTTGGAATATATATGCTAGAGGATATAGCAATACTGGATTTGGATTAGGAAACTTGTTCCAGAGGTATAAGTTACAGTTTGCTTTCTTGAAGGACAATTCGGTTGTGAGCAGTCTAACTATTTAGAAATATTATTATGATATAAATGTATATAAATGTATATAAATGTATATGAATAGATATTATGTATATGAATAGATATTATGTATATGAATAAATATCAATATTAATATTTAAATATTGATATTTAGATGGGCTAATAATTAAGCATTAAAATAAACATTGTATAAACATTGTATAAATATTTTATATCTAATATATAAATAATATATAATAATATTAATGTCCGATATAGCTAAATCACCTAATATAGAAGCTGCTGCTCCTGCAGCCCCCGCCGGTGATGTTGCAGCCGCTCCTGCAGCATCATTTGGCGATTTTTCATCAAAAAAGATGGTAGAAGGTTCGACCGAATTTTTGGAGTCGAATAGTTGGATAGCCAAGCTTGCTTTTTTGCTGATGGTAATTATTGGATTTGTAATTTTATTTAGGGCAATGGTAGGATTACTTACGTGGTTATTTGCGCCAAGTGGCAAAGTTATTTTGGTAAAGGGTATGATGGATGGTTCACAGAGCACCATTATATCTCAGGATCCGAATATTCAAAATTCTATAACAGTTTTGCGTTCAAATGATGAGAAGGATGGTATAGAATTTACTTGGTCAACCTGGTTATATTTGAACGGATTTGCGGGAGATGCTGGTAAGAAACAAGGTGCTTATAGTCCGAATCCTCTATTAGAGATAGCTATTGAGCAAACGTATGACACTAATTATAAGCATGTATTTAATAAGGGTTCTACTACTAATAGTCACTCAAATGGAATAGCTATGCCGAATAATGCTCCTGGTTTGTATTTGAAATCTGATTATACTGGTCTTGTTGTTGTTTTAGACACATTTTATGAACCTACGCAAGTTAAAATCACGGTTGATGATTTGCCGATGACAAAGTGGATGAATGTTATTGTTCGCATTCAGAATAACAACTGCGATGTATATATAAATGGTCGGTTAGTAAAGAGACAAGTTATGACGCAGATTGTTAAGCAAAATTATGATAATGTCAACGTTTGTTTGAATGGCGGCTTTAGTGGATATTTATCTAATTTGACTTATTATAATAGAGCGATTAGTGTGGTAGAGATTCAGGATATTATTTCTAGCGGTCCTAATACTAAACCTGTATCCAAGAGTTTAGATGTTGGTGAAACGAAGCCGAGGTATTTGGCCGATGCTTGGTATTTTAATCAGGTAAAGTGAAATTGATAATATTTTATATATTATGACGAATTATGGTCATTCGTCATGATACGGGATATGCGATATGGGATATCCAAATCCCTAAAGTTAAAAAAAAGAAAGAAGTTTCGTTCCACCAGATCCATATGTTTTCGGATTTCTATAATTATTATATGGTGCTTTTAATGAAAAACATAGAGTCTTCGGTTTGCCAGGCACATCGGAAGCGGAGGATGAGTTACAAATAACTGTTGGCTGTGGTGTCCAACATACTAAACTATTATTTACCTGTCTAAGACCGACATTTGGTTGAATCGGGTTCGTCATATTTGTCGTATTCGGGTTTGTATAATCTTGTGTTTGAGTGGCGTAACCTTTTTTCCGCGTAAGTTGATTTCGCGCCGCCATAGCCCATAATTGGCTATTCGTGAAATTAAGGCTGCCTGTTTTAAAATACCGCAAAACACCGGCTTTCCTAAGCATTTGTTGTTCTAAATTGTCCGTCGCCGCGCTCGTAGCTGTGCTAACATTGCTACCACAATTGGGACTAAACCGGGACCATAAATACATAGGTAAGCTATTATTAAATGGCGTAGCTTCCGCTATATTTGAGTATGGTCCTATTGTTACATTTTCTGTTGCGGAAACACGGAAGCAATATGTTGTGCTATTATTTACAATAGCATAGTCGTTCATATCTATGATAGTATAATTTGTATTAGGTGTAGTTACGATTATCATCCATGTGCCGAATCCTCCGATTTTATACTGTATCGTATACGATACAGCAGGAGGCGGCGATGAAGGGTTCCATGATAATGCGATTGCTCCTCCATCTATTGCTTGAGCAACGATATTTTGTGGCGGGACGCTCATTTTATATTATATTAACATATAGAAAATAATATAAAATTATGTCCCAAGTTATACCCTACCTTATACCCTAAGTTTTGGATTGACACAAACATCCATAGAAGGGAAAATATCGCCTGACATACATTGCTGGTTGGGTGATACTTCGGCACAGCTTCTATGGCCACTGTCTGTTCCTGTATAGCAATATGCTTTACTAGAACGTGGAAGTTGTGTTCTACTGGATGAAGCATCGGGGGCGGGATATTGTGGATTTTTCTCAGCATACTCAAGTGCTTTTTGTATAGATTCCTGTTTCTCTTGTTCGCGACTCTTTTGCTGTTGGTATGGTGCGGGCTGTGTTGCGGGTGGACGCGCTGATTCACGCTTATTAACTAGAGGTGTTTGCCGTTCATCTGGTTGAATAGGAATCGGTTTAATATCACTTATTACTTCTCGTGGTTGTCTCTCTTCGTGGCGCTTATTATTCATACCATCTTCACGATATTCATGCTGCTGAGTAGGGGCTCCGATATTTTGTTCCAGCTGTTGAACATTCTCATTGCTTGATCCTGCTCCTGTTCCTGTGCCGGTGCCTGTTCCTGTGCCTGTGGCTGATCCATCATCACTCGTCTTAGGCGTTGATTCCATAAGCCCAATCTTAACGAGAATCGGATTAATATACGGCCCAAGTGTATTTGTAAACCACGCCGTTAAATTGTCTAAATATCCGGTCATACTCATTACAAATATAAGCACGATTACTCCGACTATCATTACTCTAAATACGAACCATCCTGTAGACGCTTGTGATTCGCCGTCTGTTCCTGCAGCCGCTGTTGCCACTGATGCCGTTGCCGCCACTGCCGCCGAACTGCCGAATATACTCTTGGTTGTAGATACCTTGGTATTATCTTCATCAGCACCATTTTTAGAATCATAGTCTTTAGGGGGTGAAAACTTATCAAAAAAATCAAATGCGGAATTTTTTTCGGCAGGTTTTTCACTTTCACCAACATTGGCGACGTTGACATTATCTCCATCATCACCACCCAGTAGCGTTTTTAATAATGATTTTGATATTGATTTAGACCGGCGCCGATTACTATTATTTTTTTTCGAACCTTTTTTACTCATATTAAAATATGCCTATAAAATATTTCGTATTATAATATATTATTTATTTTGCTATATTATAGTATATTATAGTAAAGTAAAGTATGACATATTCACTTATTATATCTTCTATATTGATGATTATTATAGACACGGTCTACTTGTCTATGATAGGTAAGTCCGCGTTTGAAAAGACAGTAGCCGCAATTCAGGGATCCAAGCTTGTCGTAAATATGCCGCCAGCAATTTTTACATATATTCTTATGGCAATTATTCTTAATTATTTTATTATATCGGCAAATAAGCCGGCATTTGATGCATTTATCCTCGGATTTTGTGCATACGGTATTTTTGATTTCACGAATTTAGCAATATTCAAAAATTATACACTAAAGACGGCAATTATGGATACACTATGGGGTGCCATCCTTTTCTACGTTACTACATTAATCACTTACAAGATTAAGAAAATGTTTTAAACTCGTTGCGATATTTGCGATATTTCTGTCATATATATTAATATAGTTCTAATATATATTACTATATGTCCGATTTGGATACTACAACATTTAACACACCAAATGGGTTTGTAACAACAACTTTTAATACTTTACCATCCCCACCCGAAACTTTACCACAAGATGTCTCGGTTTCCGTTGTTATCCGGTCAGATAATAGAATAATAATGGGTGGTTATTCGACATATACGACAGATTCATATATCACTCTATCGTGTTATAATACAGATGGTTCTCTTTATACAGGTTTTGGGGGTGGGACTGGTAAAGTTTTAGAACCTGTTACGCCGTTAGGTTTGACGGGTTGTATCGTTAATGATGTTATATTACAACCAAACGACTATATAATAGTTACAGGCGACACTTCTTATTTAGATCCTTTTTCTTCTACATATAGACCATCTATGTTTGTGGCTCGGTTCACTGATGTAGGTGTTTTAGATACGACATTTAATAGCCCCACTGGTTACGTTATAATTCCTCCTAGTGCTTTTGATTCTGGTGGGAATTTTTTTGATCAGTGTTATTCTAACTCTGTTATAATTCAGCCATCTGATGGCTATATAGTTTTAGGAGGCAGTGTCCGATTACTGGCATCACCTAACAACAAAAGTTTTATAGCTTTAGTTCGCTTAGATACAACTGGAGCATTAGACCCTTTTTTTGGATTTTATAATAATGGGACAGCATATGCTAGTTTTAATTTGTTCACAACTTATAATGAAGATTTTTGTAATTGTCTATCAATCCAAACAAACGGATACATAGTATCGGGAGGTGTAAATTCTCCGGCTCCTTCTGCAGCCAGTCAAAATCTTTCTGTATCGCGTTTTACTCCGAGTGGTATCCTCGATACGACGACATTTAATAGTTCAGGTGTAAGTCCAGGATTTCTAATTATTCCTAATAATTTTCCATCCTTGAGTTATAATTATAATTTTTCGAGTGGTATTGGAATAAATAGTGTTGGGCAAATTATTATTAGTAGTTATATAACAAAAACATCAGGTGAACAATGTTTCGGAGTAGCTGCGGTTATATCAAGTGGACTATTATCTGGAACATTAGATGCTTCGTTTGGAACAGGCGGTCAAACTGTTCTTGATTTGTCCCCCACTTATGATCTCACGGGTATAGCATTTAGTAGTGGCGCTAATGCTTTGGCATTACAATCTGATAATAAAATAGTCATTACAGGTGGTTTTACTAATACAATAACGAATGATAAAGGCTTTTCATTGGCACGTTTTAATATGAATGGGACATTAGATTTGACATTTGGATTAGCAGGATTAGGATATATACTTTCAGACCTGATTTCATCAACTACTGATAATGAAATTGGTTATTCTGTTGCTATACAGACTGATGGTAAGGTTCTTGTAGGAGGAACAGTTATAAATAATGAAGATTCGGGCGCGAATAAATATTTTATTTTAGCAAGGTATTTCGGATTTCCACCTTTTCCTCCAACACCTACCCCTATCGCTCCAATATGTTTCCCTGCCGGAACGCCTGTTTTAACCGATCAAGGATACATTGAAATAGATAAAATAGAACCTAGTAATAATACGATAAACGGGCGACCTATTATCGCCATTACAAAAACAATAACACCTTATGACAAACTAGTTTGTTTTGAAAGGGGGTCGCTTGGTTACAATATTCCGAATAGAACGACATATATAAGCACGGAACATTGTATTGTTTATAGAAATAAATTAATAGAAGCTCACAAATTTGTGAACAAAAAACGTAGAATATATTATGTTAAATATAATGGTAAATATTTGTATAATGTCTTGATGAATAGACACTATTGTATGACTGTAAATAATATAAAAGTGGAAACTCTTAATCCTAGAAATATTATTGCTAAGTTATATACTAATGACTATAACACTGAATATAAAATAGAGCTTATTAACAGAATAAACAAACATTATTTACATAAGGCGGAACAGAATGCTATGAAAGAACGTATATCTAAAAATATGATGCTGAATTATACACGAGCCAAAAATCAGCGATACAGAATACACAGATATAATCAATTAATGGATTATAAAAGGTTTTTTACAAGAAAGCGTGCCTATAACGCTCAACATTATCCCGTAGTAAATGTAGCTTTACAAAATACTACCAATACTACCAATACTACCAATACTACCAATACTAAAAACATCACCGATATCATAACCACCGAATCGATACAATCTATCCCTCAAAAAATAAGCGAGCCTATAGCAGTTGAATCCAAGGCAGTTAAAACTAAAATAACTAAACCTAAAATTAAAATAGATATTATAGGTAAGAGTAAAGTTACACTTAAAAAGATAATAGGAGCAAATAATAAACTAAGAATATGCTCACACAAATACGTGAGTAATAAACATAAATAAATAAGAGTTTAATTTACTTTTTTACACCTGAATACAAATTCATCTATTTTTTTTAGTTTATATTTTTTTACAAATGTATTCAAATCAAAATTATTTCTGTGATCGATTGGCGTGTCTAATTTAATAATATTTGATTGTCTATATAATAGTATCATATATCTATGTGGCGGTGAATCTAACGGAGGATTTGGCGATTTATATTTCCAAATCGTTTCATTCGTATTGATTACTAAATTATGTAGCATATATTTTTCGGTTGGATTGTCTGGATAATGGGCATCAGGATCAACTATTATTAATGTTAATAGGTTATTTTTTTCTTTTTCGGATATAGAAATTTTAGGCTTTCTATTTATTTGTTGCGTTGTATATATTTTATTTTCTCGTAATAAAATATCATTTATTTTTACTTTCATTTAACTAGGAATATTTGCCGGTATATAATAAGCAAGGCTTTTTATTTTATGATCCTATCAAATATCTCTCATTCCGAAATCATATTTATTCAAAAGCTGAAGTTTGTCTATTGTTTTTTCAGTATTTGATTTTTTAATGTCGCACATTAAATAATCCACTTTGGGGCCTATTTCATTTTTTTTGATTTGTTTATATATTGCGTTTATCTTTTTGACCACATTTTCTACCAAGTCTTTATCTTTGATTATTTCTACTTTTGTGTCATATTTTTCGGTAAGGATTGATATTGCGTAGTAAATCAAATATCGTCTCCTCTTTTTAACCCCAGGTGTATATTTTAAACAATATAACTTTAAAATACTATTGAGTATTTTTGTCTTTATTTTGTCATCAGCGCTTACTGAGTTTACGGCGTTATTTAATATTATCTCCCATATAATCCATATAGGATCCATTTGAAATTTATCCTCTACGGGCATATTGCTCCTGCGTTCGCATAAACACTTCTCCTTTTTTTTCGCACATATTTTTTGAAATTCCATAATCCATTCTAGCCAGTAACACGCCTGTAAAGCATTTTTCGAGTCTCCTGAAACGTGGTATGCGAATTCATTTATAGAAATAAATAATTCTTTTGGATCATCTTTACGATACACGCTTTGAGCATAAAAGACTGAAGGAGCTTTTAATTTATTTGTCATATATGTCATATCATATTCTTCGTCCTTTTTTATTTTGATACCTTGGAAACTATGTTTTTTATTACTAGAACATAATATAGATATAATTTCCGCAAAAAGTGTTCTTATTTTGGGGTTATTTCTCAGGCGAATAATATCGTCAGTATAGCCGGATGAAATAATATTTTTAAAATTATCGTATCGCAGTTCTAAATAAACAGCTAGTTTGGGATTTGCTAAATGTATATGTTTCCCTAAAAAAGTAAGAATGATATCCCATAAATCGAGGAATTGTCCGGCACAAATAAGTTCGGCAGCCCAGTTACAAGCGTGTTCGATCTTACTATTTAGTAGGCAGTTTAGTAGTTCCTTGCGGACATCTGTTTTTTTGTATTTTGAAAATGATTCTCCTTTAAATTCGCCGATACTTCGTATATCGTTAATTTGAAATTCAGCGTCCATATACTATTTTTTCTATAAAAAAATATAATAATAATACATATAATAATACATATAAATATACTATTTATAAATGACGGCAATTGATTCAGTAGTTTATAAAATACAAGGTTCATCTTGTTGGGTGATTATTCTTTTATTTATGATTATTCTCACCTCTCTTGTATATGTTTATCGCTTATTTTTTGTAAATATTAAATCTTCTTCTACAACATCACAAGGTTCAGACGGTGTTAGCGATACAAACCAGGAAGGTTTTACTGTAAACAAGGAATTCACACTTAAAACCGGCGAAGAAACATTTGACAAGTTTTATGCCGATATGTATGAAAACTTATTTTATAGTAATTTAGCAGATGATTATGAGGTTGGTATTATTCTAAATAAGACATCTCCTGTAAGAGAAAGTGATGTATTGGTGATAGGGTCAAAAACAGGAACACGTGTAAACAATTTGGCCAAAAAAGGATATAATGGATATGGTTTAGAATCCTCGAAAGATATGATTTTATATTCTATGAGTAAGTATCCGGGTAATAATTATGTCCTTGGAACTGGTATGAATGCGCTCGTCTTTGACCCTGAAAAATTTACGCTCATAACGTTACTTGATTTTGTAATATATAATATTCCTGATCGTAGAATATTATTTGAAAATTGTTATAAATGGCTCGTTCCTGGTGGTTTTATTGCCATTCATTTAATAAACATAGGTGGATTTTATGATTCGCAGGTTTATGGGGCAAGAGAGCGACGATTCTCGCCTATAGTTACACGAATGTTTGATAAGAAGCCTATATTAAATCCTTTAGGAAATAATGATGCCATTGTGGGTGATATTATTTACAAGTCTGATATGTCTATGAATGATCCAAATGTAATAGAACTGAAGGAGACTTTTAAAAATAGGAAAAATGGTAAAAGACGTCAGAATTTACAGAGTTTTTATACACCTGATCAGAGTATTATTTTGAGCGAGGCGAAAGATTGTGGTTTTAATATGTTAGCACAGTATGACTTAATGCCGTATAGTAGACCGTTTCAATATGTATATTTATTATACAAACCAGCAAACTAACTGCCCCCCAACTTTTGGGAGGCGCGATGAATTAGATTTAAAAAAGACGATGAATGGCAAGCGCGGGAGATTATGTTTAATTCCCTGCCTAAATTCATAAATAGAAATCGTTCCAAAGTATGACGAATATGTCGCAAAATTAATTATATATTATTATTATGATATGTTTTTGTATTATATCATAATACCAATTATTTTATGTATTTTGGTTTTACATGGATATAATAAAGTCAGGCACAAATTCTGGATGACTCAGCCCTTATTTTATCGATATAACTTGGCGAACTGGTTTCAAATGAATCGAATATATAACATTGATCGACCAAGCGATACCCTATATTTAAACTTCATAAACAATGTAGTAACGCACATAACCGACACGAATATTCCTATAATAATTGATAATATTCATATAAATGAAACAGAAAGGGGTATTAACTATTATGAAGATATTGTAAAATTAATGAATCGGTATCCCTACTGTAATAAGCAACTGAATAATGGTAATAAAAGTTCGATTATTGTAGATCGAAAGATGAGCGCAGAAAAAATGAAACGGATTCTGAATAATCACGATTACAATGCTGTTTTAACGATGAATAAAAAGTCGATTTATAAGACAGATATATCAACATCGGATGTTTTATCGTTAGATACAGTAATGGGTGTAATTATTTCAATACCATACTACTGTCGGTTTGAAATAGTTGGAAAAGGGAATATAATTCCAGTATATTATTCGGCGATATACTATGATCCACGAGAGATAAAGGATAAAGAGGTTATAGAAATGATACAAACACATAGTTATAAAATATATGATGATTGGGATAAGGCATTAATACAACAGAAAGATTATAAGAGTGGCGGTGGTGGCGGTGGTGGTGGTAGAATTAAAAAAGACGATGAACGGCAAGCGCGGGAGATTATGCTAAATTCCGATAAATCGAAAATGAAAAATAAGAATACAAATATGAATCCATATGAGGAGAATGGGTTAAATATTTCAAAATATAAGACAAAAATACATGCATCAATTTATAGATATACAGGAGCATCCATTCCAAAAATGATTGTTCCATTTGTAATTTATCATAGATTTTATATACCTATATCGTCCCAGCCCTCCCAGGATTGGCATAGGATTGAATATAGGTTTCATCCAAGTATTCAGTTAATAAAGATCGGGACACAAAATGTTACACTTTTATACGATTTTTTGGAATCGTGTTATGAAGGGTTAGAGACGCATACGAATACGAATAAATCATATAAATATAAACTCCCATTTAAGTGCTCTATAATACCATCATTGCGTCATATATTTCATATGATTAAAACAGAGTTATGTTCGATTTATATATTGATACAAAAAAACAATGATATAAGAGTGGGAGGAGAAACTACAAATATTCTTTCAATGTATATGTTTTCTAATTCTGATGATACAGTATCAACTGATATAAGAATTGATAAAAGAAATATAACCTATTTGACAACTTCGGTTATGTATGGTGGGGATGGTAGGAATGGAACATCTTCATTTATATATGGCTTCATTAATGCTTTAAAACTAGAAGCAAAAAGGAATACAATAGGGTGTGTCGCAATCGATACACTATCTCATAACAAACCGTTAATTGACTTTTTGATGGTAAATACGAAACCATTAATGGTTGAGAAGAATAATCTTATTTTTCATAATTATATATGTAATACATTACCACCCGAACAAGTGATGATAATGAATTGAATGACGTTGTTGTTGGTGCTGTTGTTGTTGTTGTTGTTGTTGTTGTTGTTGTTGTTGTTGGTGTTGTTGTTGTCATTTTTATTTATTATTATTATTGAGGGAATTAAACATAATCTCCCGCGCTTGCCATTCATCGTGTTTTTTGAATCTCCTAAATAGTAGGCTCCAGATCCGGCTGCTCAAGTCTATCGAACATACTTTCCTGAACGAGCAAATGAATCTACGATAAAAATGACGAATATTCCTAAAAATGTATATAAAATCAAATCCTCCAATATAGAATTTGTTTTATAATCTTGTTGTTCCTCTAACAAGTCTATAATATAATTAAGCTTCTCGATCAAACTACCCTTTGATTCTTCTGGCATACCGTTCATACCTTGATTTAAATAAGGGACAAACTGTTTATAATATTGGTTAGCATAGTTGCTAGGGGCATCATCATAAGAAGTGGGTGAAACAGGATAACCTGAAGATACTGGGGTATCAATGGCGTTGTTGTTGTTGCTGGATTTGACATTATTAGAAGCACTGGACGGATCGTATACTGGAAAATTAGTAGAAGTTCCGGCACTGGCACTGGCACCGCCGCCTGGACCTTTATAGTTAAGCTGAGGTAAAGGAGGGTAACCATTTTTTGAATCAATACCTGGACCTACATTTCCACCAAGTCCGACAAAATTGGATAATCTTCCAACGGCGTCGTTACTATTATCATTATCTTCATTTTCGGTATCGCTAGATTCGTCCATAGACTTTAATAATGCGGATAATTTAGATTCATTAGGGACCGTTGGTTTTTGTTTTATTGTCTTTCTAAGATTGGTATTTTTCTGTTTTGCGTTACCATTACTAGTATTTGCTAAACTATACATATTTTTACCACCATCCATATAGGAGGATTTTGTGTTTTGAATCGTAGATCCGCTAACATCACTGTCATTATATGATGAAGCAAATAGTGCTAAAGGTAGAGTCATTCCTATAAAAAAATGAGATAATATTTTAAAAAAAAAACGGAAATTGTATAATTATAATCATTATAATCATTATAATAAATATAATCATTATAATCAATATAATCAATATAATCATTATAATAAATATAATCAATATAATGAATAAATTACCTTCCTGTAAATACTTTTACTATAGGCGTTCTAAAATTATACTTATGATTTTTATATTTATTATAATCTATACTCCAGTCTAAATTATAAACTATATGCCCCATTAATGAGGAATTTCTATGTTTATACTGTAACATACAGCCAAGAATTCTTTCAAAGGCGCATCTATCAACTCTTTGCGTAATAACTGGTATCAATCGCGTCAAGTGGAACTCATCGTCTATCTGTTTTAAAAAATCATATGTTATAACTGACATACTACCAAAACAACCCGACCACGAACCATCGTCTTTTTTATTATAAAAGGTAGTTAAATTCGTATTATTTAATGATCTTAAAAGTTTGAATTGACTTTGAAATGATGCAGCGTCATTTATATGTTCTTTTCCAAAATGTATGAGAAATTTGTAATCACTTACCATACCATCAAAATTTATATTTCTCCTAATAAATATCGAGTCGTGTAAAATAACAACCTTCTGGCAAAAATTAGTTCTAAGATAATAATAATATGGTAGAAATTCACCCCTTTTAGGGAATTCACTTTCAATAATCATCGTATTATTTAACACATCATTTGTTACAAATTGTTTATTACTATTATCATCTATAATAAGTATCCTATTATTTGGATAAAATCTTCTTATACACCTAAAACATTCTTTCCAATATTCATTTGTTGTAGGATTGGTAACATTTCTTAAAATAATAAATCCGAGGGTTTCTACTTTGGGAATATTGTTATTTTCTGGAGCGGAATCAGGAGCTGCAGCAAGCGGAGGCTCAAGCTCAGATTCCGGAGCAGCAGCAGTCTCATGAGCAGGCACGATAACTGGTTTACGAGCATAAATATCTATATCATGAGTAGGTTTCCATACAATATCGGTTAATATTGTAGATGTAATGACTGGTGTATTTATTATAATATCTGGTGCCTTTAATTGTCGAGGTTGGATTAGTTCCTGACCTTTTAAATATTGGTATTTTGGTATTTTTATTTTTTTTGAATGTTGGTATTTTCCTGTATAATTTAGTTTAGCCAATAACATTTTTAATCTATATAAATATTTTTATTTCTAAATATATATTACTACGATTATATGAATTCGATTATATTTTATTCTATTTTATTATTCATTATAATTTCGATTTTTATGCCATCGATTTATAACTATTGTTACAGTTCATTTGTAGGAAGAATTTTAATAATTATTTTAATTTTATACTTCTCAAAGCAAAATATATTTCTTGGGCTCATTTTTGTAACGATTGTAATCACGTATTCATATCCACTATATGAAGGGTTCTCTCTTGGTAAAATAAGTTTAGTAACTGATAATACAAAACCAAATAACCCAGCTAATAAAGATGATTTATTTAATTATTATAACGAGTTCTATTGTTCTGACCCTAATAAAATGACAGAATGGACAAATATAGTAAATAATCCAAATAATTATACTAGCGACGAAGTAGCTTTAGCAAATTACCATTTAACTAAGGCTGGGCAAATATGTTCTGATAATGGTATGTATGATGCGAACTATCAACAGATACTTGATGACCGGAAACCAAAAGGACCTTTTAGTTGGTTTGAAAGCGCGTTTGATTCTATTGTAAATTTTGGTTCAAGTCTAGTAGGTCAAGGTAACGTAATGGGGAATAATAGTAGTATAGATGGTTGTTCATATAATGGCCAAGGTGATCGTTATGTATACTACAGACCCGATTGTTTACTCGAAAATAATAGCAATTTTATGTGTAATAATATATCACCTGGTAGCCAGATCTATCAATCGGCGCAAACAGTTTCAAATAATATTAATTTAACGAATAACGCGCAACAAAGTGCACAATATTTATTAAATACGCAAAGTTGGGCTTGTTAATAAATTATTGGTATAAAATTAGTATATAATAGGTATAAAATTGTAAAATTATTACAAAAAATATTATATATTTTTATATTATATACAAATAACATATAATATTCAATAATATGATGGATATATTAAATAATGCTGTAAATTCATTGAATTCGAGCACATTTTTTGCCGGAATTATGATGATATGTTTAAATATAGGTTCTCGATATATTCAAATTAATTTAGATGAGTCGACGGAGTCATATATTAAATACGCGTTAACCAAAGAAATACTTGTCTTTACAATATCGTGGATGGCTACGAGAAATATATATATGGCGCTTATGTTAACAGCAGTATTTGTTATTTTAGCAGATTTTATTTTTAATGAAAAGAGCAAATATTGCCTTTTACCAAAGAAATTCATAAAAACTCGACAGGCAAGCGAACTGTTAAACAACAAAATAATAACGGATAAAGAAATAAACGACGCGACCGAGTTACTGGAAAGGGCAAAAACGCAAAAAATGAAAATAAATCAACTCAACTATTTAGATGTTTACAATTCAAATAAGTTTTAAATAACTTTAAATAACTTTAAATAACTTTAAATAAGTATATACAGTTACAAAAATATATATTATTCATTCAAATTAATTAAATGAATAATATATATTATTATTATTATTATTGGTAATATATAATATGGCAGATTCAGATCCGAAGACAAAAGGACAAAAAGAAGAAAAAAAAGAAAAAGATGCTATAGAAAAATACAATGTCGGGACTCTTAAAATGTATATATCACCCGAAATAATAGAAACAAATAAGAGCGGAGACTTTAAAAAACGAAAACTATCAAAAATTTATTACCTACGAAAATATACTGAAACACCTAGTGAATTACAACAATCTCAGAAAATCCAAGCTGCAGCCGCTGCCCCTGCCCCTGCCCCTGCCCCTGCCGCCGGCCCTGTCGCCGGCCCTGTCGCCGCTGCGCCCCCTGTAATAGCACCTCCCATCGCGGCTCCCCCATTAAACCAAAATTTGGTTCCGAAAGTTGGTGGATTATTTTCTACAAGTAGCCTCGATAGTGATAACAGTCCTACTGCGGTTAATCGGCCATCAGGTAGTTCATCATATAGTCCTTCTTCAACTGGTTACTCGAATGAAAGTATTGCTAATAAACCGACCTATGATGCTGAACCATTTATATCCTCTTTAATAAAATTTACAAATGCAGGATTTCCTTCAAACTCTACAGTAAAAAGTCGAGTCGACACATTTTTTAATATAAAAGCATTCAGGGCATATTTAAAAAAATTAGGGGAACCTATTACATTATTTGATAAAAATAATAAGACGAAAAATCCGTCAGACATTAAAATTTTAGGTTCAGGAAGCAATGAACCAGGCAGTGGTGTTGATGGGAAAAAGAAAATTGAGGATAAGGATGGTAATAAATTACAAACAAAACCACAAAATTATGAAGCATTGATAGGGTCTGTATATGCTTTCCTATTTACAAACCCATCTGAACAGGAGAAAAGACAACAATCAGAATCATCTAAAACTAAAACATTAAAACCCAGTTTGCTTATGGTTAAAGACGGAGATGAATACAGTTTATTAGGTAGTAAAATCGATAATCAAGAAAAACAATTAACTGCGTTAGGGGCTTCAGTAGTAACAAATCAATTATCTAAGATAACATCAGACAATAAGATCAATAAAACCATAGAGGAAGCATTTACTAAAAAAACAGGAACTACTTTCCCGGGAACCTCGTCGGATACAAGAAGAACCTTGGTGTTTGAACCGAACCCGATGGATCCAGCACCTACTATTGATACAAAAATAGATAATTTAGTGGCAATAATAAACTCTGGTCAAGTTGATTTAAGTAAAATGAATTCAATTATTCAAAGCTCAAAAAATAGAACATCATTTGGTTCCGGAGATTTAGTTCTTGTTCCAATCATAGATATATATAATGTTGTTAAGGGTAATGTATCAGCGAGTCAAATAGAAGGTAAAATTTCTATAAGTCCGAGACAGCAAATTATGCTTAAACTAACAATAGAACTTCTTCAAAAACAAAATATATTACCTACATTGACCGGTGAAGAAAGACAAAAAGATACCTTTCATACTGATAAAGAGAGAATGGAAGGTCTCTCTGATCTATCACCGGCAACTATTAGTGAGTTAAACTCTACAGTAATTCACAATATAAAATTCATACTCAATGTAATTTTTTCGAACAAAACTACGTTTTTAAATGGTGGAACAAGTTATATAATTGATTATGTAGACTGGAATAATACATTTAAACAATTAAAGGAAACAGCAATCCAAAAAAATATGAAAGTCGGCTATTATATTGAAATTGAATTATTCATTGAAAAATTTGATAAGGGTAAGTTGCCTATCAATAGAGCAGACAGTTTTTTAGGTTCTTGTACTGTAAAAAGAGCCAGATTAAATAGTAGCTGGAAGAGGGATTTCTTGAATCAAAATTGGGGACAAGTGGCTAAAAATTTTAAAGATGCATTCAAACCCGATCCTAATGCATCTATTGCCTCCGCTATTGCTGGCATAATTCCAAATTCGATAAGAAAAACATTATTGGGTTCATCCAGAGAATTAATGCCACGTTTAAATGCTGGAGTAAATCAAATCTCTTTTGTTCAATATACATTTTTAGGACAGGATGAGTTAATAAAAGCGTTTAAATTAATAGATAATTCATATGCCGGTGTTGCTTGGAAAAATAATCAGGCGTGGGAAAAACGTAAGGAACGACTATTCGAAGCAATAGATAATTGTGACGCGGATGTATACTGTTTTCAAAATGTTCAATGTTCAATTAATGTATATCAAAATATTGTTAAAAAACTTTCTACAGCCAAACAAGATGCGCTTAAATCGACGGATACATCTCCACAGACACTTAGAATGAATATATATAAAAATGATATTCAGGAACAATTATTATCAGACACAACAGATCCTACAAATCTTGTGGCGCAAATATATGAAAAATATAAGGATTATTACCATTTTGTTTATTTTTTCGAACAAAAATGTATAATACCTACGCAATTACCTTCACCAACTTCAACCATAAGAACATGTATTTTAGAGCCAGATACCGAGTTCCCGGATATAGCACATCCAACCGCTGTAGGTAATCTAACAATGATTAAAAAACTTAAATT